AGAAAAGACTTTTTTAACATCTGTAATTATTAATTTATAATTTATAAAAAGAATAGTATAAATGAAAAAAATATTTATTAAAAGTTATAAAGAAAAATATCATATCAAAAGATATTCTATAGGATATTATTTAGCTTGTTTATTGGAAATTACTGCAATTATTTTAATGGCAACTGGAATTTTAGAGGTTGAAATATTACATAAATTTAATCCTGCCACTTTTTGTATACAATTTGGAGGTTTGCTGTTCGTCATAGGTAGTTTCGTATTTGTAAAATGTGTTAAAGTAAAATAATTATATTTTTACAATTTCTATCATGAGTTAATTTGCAATTTATCTTTATCACTAAAATAATAACAAATAATTGGTTTTACACGATAATTAAAACAATGAATTTTAGGATAAGTGTCTCTTTCCATTGTTTTGAATTTACATTTATCACAATGTTTTTTATCAGGTTTGATAACAATATCAGTTCCAATCATGGGTTAATTTGTCTCCTTATGTCCATGTTCTATTATGAATAATCGCCCAAATTTGCGACAAGGGAATACTAAATATTTTAGCTAATACTTTTTGCTCTATTCCCTTAATAAAAAATGACTTTCTAATCTTGTTTCTAATTTTTTAATCAATTTTATTGTTTTATATTAATTTTGTCATCTGCGCATTTGTAACATGGAATATAGACTCTTGATCCACTTTCCTTATTTTCTTTGTACCCTAAATACCCACGGCCAAAACACTTAGAACAGCTTGGCTTAGCATTGTTTTTTAGGGCATTAAGTATCTCTTCGCGTGATCCTTCTAATACTTTTCGTTTATTATTAAAAGGATCTATTTTTATTTGTTTTTTTGACTGCATTTTTATTCCCCTTCTTTTGTGTTATTAATTTTTTCTAACTCATTCCATAATGAATAGATTCTATCGGTAACTAGATCTCTCCATAAACTAAAGTCTGAAGGCTCTGAAAAATCACCATATCCATCTCTTAATTCTTTGTCAATTTCTTTAAAAATTTCATCGTGTGTTTTTTTAACAAATTTATTCATTTTATTTCCTATTTATAAAATTTAATATAGATACAATTGGTGAATCTTTAATTTTTACTTTTTTATAATTAGTTAACTGTTTAAATATGTCTTGTTCAATTTTTATTCTTAAATCATCTGCACTTTTAATGTTATCTATCTTTCTATTTAATTCAGAATTATCCCTAATAACTACTTTTATATTTATTTTTGATTGATCAAATAAATCAATTAATTTCATTCTATTGTACCGTATTTTAAATCCAAATATGTAATTGTTACCGCAAACGCACTCCAAATATGTCCCATAGCACCATTTGGGCCACCCTTAAGATTATATAATCTTCCGGGATTTCTTTTAGTACCTAATTCACCAAATCTATCTTTTAAAGCTTGTGTAATATTTTTATCTTTAGCTCTTTTTGAATGGCATAAATTCAGTTTAACTTCAGGTCTTTCTATAAAGACTGGTTTACCTTTAAAATCTCTTGTTATCTGATAAAATCTTCCGGCCCAAATACAAGTGTCAAATGTTGTTTTTCCTACTTTCATCCCATAACCTACTATTGTTTCAATGACTGTTTCAATGTTATTATATGTTATATGTTTATTTATTATAGATTTTATTAATAATTCATTGTTAATCCAGTTCTTATCAATTATATCAATTAATTTATTATTACTTATTGATATAATAATATAAGCTGATTTGTCTTGACCTGGATCGATACCTAAAAAGTAATTCATGATTGAACTCTACACCTATCTTTAGTATATTTTTTATTATTTTTTGTTAAATTATACAATTCAATTATCCCTTCATCTCTTTCTATTATTCTAGTTATTTTTCTTTGTATTTGTCTGATTCTTTCCCGTGATAAATTATATATATTGCTAACTTCTTCTAATGTTTTAGTATCTTGAAGGTCATTTTTAATACCCATCCTTTCTATATAAATATTTACATCTCTTGTAGTAATTTTTTTATGGTTCTTTAATTTAGTTACTATTTTATTTAATAATTTTTTATTATCATATGTTTCAAAATCTTCTTTTGACAATGTATCTCCAATAAAAAGAGATTTATTGTCGTTAGTACTAGGTAAACAATCATCTATACTTATAGTTTGACATATTTTACGTGATCTTCTTGCATGTTCTATTTTTTCAATAGATAATTTTGTAAAATCAGATATATCTTTCAATGTAACATTTCTATTTTCTTTGACTAATTCAATTTCTGCTCTTTTTACTGCATTCAATACTTCAATTATATGTACTGGTATTTTAATATTTTTAGATTTATTTAATAAAGCTCTGCTTATACCTTGCCTTATCCACCAGATAGCATAAGTGCTAACTTTACAACCACGTTCTATGTTAAATTTATCTATAGCTTTTATTAAACCGATATTCCCTTCTTGAATTAAGTCTTGTAAAGGGAGACCTCTTCCTGTATATCTATTAGCCACGGAAATTACTAACCTCAAATTAGAGGTTATTAATTTTTTTCTTGCTACTTTATCTCCATCATCTTTTCTTTTACCTAATTCTTTTTCTTCTTTGGCTGATAATAAAGGATAATATTCTATATCCTTAATGTATGAATTTAAATCATAATCCCCGGTTAGCGCCACGTTTTTCCTCCTTTTATTTTACCTTGTTTGTTGAAATCTTTATATATCCACAAGACTTCTTGTAATGCAGTTTCGTTATATTTTGGGTTAGTATCTAAATGTACAAAATCAACCGAAATACCTATTCTTTTAAATCCTGTTTTTAAAGCCGATTGTATAATCTTAAACCTCTGATTGGAGTTTCCTTTCTGATATGGAACATCTTGTGCGTACCCATCATGATTCGATGACCAATCTGGGTGTTTTCTACATCTATAAACCGATCTAGGAGTATAGGCAGTATTATATATAACTCTAAATTTTAACATTTTTTTTAAAAATTCTAAGTCTCCTTTAAAAGTATTACATCCGCATTTACATTTTAATTCATTGAATGTGAAATACGTTTTATTAAATATCTTATTTATCGAAATTATAGCTTTTTCTTCTTTCATTATATTATCCTTTAATTATCTTATATTCATTTACATCTATAACATGTATTTTATCAAGTAATTTTTCATTTGATGTATATATTTCACCAATATCATATATTATTTCACCTTGTTTATTAACCTTTACTGATAATACATTATAATATTTATCATCAGGAATATGTTTTACAACTTCATATAATATATATAGAGCATTTTCTCTTATATAAGTATTTTTTAAAGTTTTTATTTCATCATCTACAAATTCTATTTCTTTTTCAAATTCTTCTCTTTTTTCTATTAAAAGCTTAGTGGCATGATTGTAAGTATCGTAATTCATTACTATTTTCCTTTTTCCGCGTATTCATTGATAATATCTTTCATGGGTTTTTGTTTTATTTTTTCTATTTCTTCTTTAGTAAAAGCTGTAACTTCCCAATTATTTAAAGGATCATGTTTAACACGAATTAAATTCCTTTTTTTGATCATTTTATTTGTTTCAATGTCACATTTTTTATCATGTTCATCCATAATTTTATTAATTTCAATATAATCTTGCTTTTCTTTTTCAGTCATTATATTTATTTATAACTCTCTTAAATCTTTCAAGGTATTCTTGATATTCTTTACTTTTAATTCCGCCGCGACTAGCTATATAATGTGGATCATAACACGGTATAAACAATCTTTTACAATAGGTTATAGGCTTTGATTCTACCATTGATGCTACCGTTTTACATTTATCGATATATCCGGTTATTTTATTTAAGATAGCGACTATAGCCGTTTTTCCAAGTAAAAATATTATTGATTTTTCATTTATATTGTTTAAGAATAAGTTAAGATGGGCTGAACAGTAATCACTTTCTTTTTTAGTCGGGATTCGATTCTTTACAATAAATTCATAATCTTCTGAAGATAATGTTGAAACATTATGAAATACTGAATATTTTTTCGTAATATTAATAATTGGTCTGCAACATATTATATTAGCAAATGCATAATTTTTTAAATTTAATTCAACAAGGATAGATCTTATTATTTTTCCAGATAAAGTATCTGGACAGAATGGTCTTTTAAGTTCTGCATCAATTTTGCTAGGGGCTTCGCCAACAAAAACTACTTTTATGTCTTTTAACTCTCCATAGTATTCAAAGTGTACAAATTCAGCTTCATTTTGATTGGATTTAAGTGGGCATTTCCTTTCGATACACTTATTTAGTATCCTTGGGTCATATAATTTTATTTCTTTGTCTGACATTTTATTCTCCCTTAAACTGGCCGGTTCGATCCACAATTAGGCCTGTATTATGAATTACTTCTCTAGCATTATTATCAAATATCATATCACAGTCTATAGCTTTAATATTAGTTATTTCAAGATTAAGTGGAAATCCATTTAAAAATAACCATTTTTTAATACAAGAAATCGCTTCTGGGTTACATGCTCTCGCAGTAAATATTTTTATTTTTATACCTTCTTTTAACCAACGTAAAACCCATGCTTTCATTGCCGGAATTGGTTCACCAATATCACCAACACAACCCCATCTATCATAAGTCGCTAATGTACCATCTAAATCTACATAATAGACTAATTGTTTAGGTTTATCGACTTCTTTTCTTAAAGGATTGGCCGGGTTAAGAGTTCTCAGTATTTGACTACTTCCTTTAATTTTCATATTAACATTACCTTATTTATTTAATAGATCATCTATTATGATAAAGCAAGGACTTGTGCCTCGTATTTTATTTCTACTTATACCAAAATCTATACCTTTAATTTTAACCATTCTACCATCAGGATGATACCAAACAATACCCTCTATGTTATTACAAGAAAAATATCTCTTCAAACTGTTAAAATTTCTTGGGGCGTGTTTTAATTCTGCGCATCCATGTTTTATTAAAAGATGATAATGAAAATGTTCTGGATTTCCTTGCACTTTAGGTCCACATAATTCATAAGTACCATTTTTAATAAGACGATTCGGAAAGTTAGGAGCTTGGGTTAATCTATTATAAGCTTCTAAATGATATTTATCTAAATTTGTAACTGGCCTCCAACCTTCTTGTTTCCCGGTAATTTTATCTATTTCGGTAGCCGATACAAAATCCGGAGGAGCAACTTTATTTTTTCTTAATGTATATCTTTTTAAAAATACTCCATTTAGTATCATACAGCAAGTACCATCGTATTTTTTTGTTGCTATGCCTTCACCATTTACAACCCATTCGGAACCCTCTAAAACTTCATTTATTAGAGGTCTTTCTTTTTTAGTATAATCTCTTTTAAATAAGTTTGGTATTTTTTTCATTTAATTATACTCCTATTCCATTTAACCAAATTCTTTATTAATCTTCTTTAGAACAGTAAGCACTTTTAATACGTACCTTCTGGCTAGAGGCCCAGATCCATTATAAAGCTCTACGGCTTTTACTATATCGTTATTCGCAATTTTTAATTTGCTCTTCAAGATACATAACCCAAAGGAAATATTATACCGGATCTCAAATAATTTAGTTTTATCAGCTTTAATGTTGGCACAAGACCGTGTGAAAATTTGCATCAGCCCAATCTCTCCGGCAGCCCCAACGGCCAGGGGATCAAAATTAGATTCTACTTCCATTATAGCCAGCGTTATATCGAAAGGTAAATTATAATATAAGGATTCTTTAACAATACTTTTTGCTATTAATTTATATTGTTTATTTGTTAATGTTCTATTATATTTTTTAATATATTTTTCTATTCTAATTTCATTATTAATTAATTCATAACCTTCGCAATTTTTTATAAAGAAAAGAAATAGTAATAAAATAAATACATATAATAAAACCAATTTTTTATCCATTTTTTTAATTGAATTTATATTATTTTTTTTGTTCACTTACTTTAGCTTCAATGGCGTCATCAAGATATTTGTTATAATCCTTTACAATATATTTAATATTTTTCTTTATTTCTTTACTTACAATTTCTTCAACTCTTTGTTTAGCATAATTCTTTAAAAATAATGCTTCTTTTTTATCTACTTTTTTTACTATTTTTTTCATTTCTTTTACTTTTGTTTGGTTTAACGATAAAACTACGGTGCTAACTATATCATCAAAAATATTTAAAGCATGGTCTCCGTTTTTTTCTTTTATTTTGTTTCTTAATTTTTTCAATAGATAAACTGCATACGCGGCTAAAAAAGAAAATGCCGGTGGTGCTACATAAATTATAAAATTATTGAATACTTCTTTAATTACTGGGTTCATTTATTTCATACTCCTTTATTTAATTTCTACTATAAAATTTATTCATCAGGAGGTGGTGTCCATCCTAGTTTTATTAAAGCATCTCTAACACTTCTTTCTCTGGCATTTAATACCCAAGTAGATATTCTTTCCTTCAGATTTTCTTCTTTTTTAAATAATTCCTGGGTTATGATGTCGTTCTTGATACTCGTATCGAGTTTATATTCCATGATTTTTCTTCTTTATATTTAAGGTTCAAAGCCACCAACTAATTTATAATTATCCGATACAACCCTCCAATACCTATCTGCGTTATTACCTCGGCACAAACAATCATTAATTGCATTGCATATTTTTTCAGCTTCTTCTTTGTTAATGTATGGTAGATTTATAAATTTTTCATCAGGATAGTCACTGTCATGATTATCTGTTTCTATAATTTTCATATTTTATTCCTTTCAATACAGTATTTATTGACTAAAATACGGGCGGATTCGAACCGCTACATAGTAGTTTTTAATTGGCCTAAGTCATAGCATAGTAAAAAGGCTATTCTACTCCTTTTTATGGTAAATCCTATACTAGTACATCGTACCAGTGTTGTAATTTTCATTAGGCAACCCATCAATATACACTCCTATATTATAGCCAATAAATAAGGTATAATTATAATATCTCAGCATAAAATTTCGGGACACATATCTTCGAACTTTTTAGCCATTGGATTATCGTCCGGCATCTGGTTGCAAAAATGAGAAACTGGGCAATATCCGTCACATTTTCTGCCATTCCATGTTTCTTTATCATTACAACGAGGACTCCATCCAATCGCAAGACTAGCTCTAAGCATATTTGCTTTTTTGTTAAAATAATCTAATACATATTCTTTAGAGATAATAGGAATGTTTATGACGACTATATTTTTATCAACACCACTGGATGTAGCCGCTCTCAAACCACCATCTCTTACTATAACCTCTATTTTTATGTTTTCAACCAATATATTATCGTCTTGTAGCCATATAGCATATCTGTTGGTTTGAAGAACCCACTCCCACATATCAACCGCTTTTTTATCTTGTTTCCACATTGTGATTTGCTTTATATCGCCTTTTTTGAACCCAGAACCACCTCTTTTATATGTTGCCCCGGTAGGATCATCGACTTTATAGCTTACTAGCCCAAGAGCTTTTTTTACCTTGAATGACCCAGATGCTTTATAATCCCATAAAGTTTTAGTTTCTTTATCGTAATAATCTAAAATACCTGACATAGTTTTATCTTTAAAAGCTATTTCAGAATTACCAGAAATATCATTATCTTCAAGAGCCTTATGCACTTTGTTGCCGAGCAAAATAAAACTAAGCTTCTGCAAATCCTCGAAATAGTCTTTTACTATCTTTAAATAAGCATATCTAGTCCCACCCAAGAGCATAGTCGTGGAGGGCAAACCTGTCCATTTTCTTTGGACAGACAGTGCTTGCAGCGTGGGCCGCGAAACGCACATTTCCTTCATCCGACATTGCTTTAAACATTCTTTAAAAGTTATTTCTTTATCGTCTGGGCAAATAAAGCCAGTCTGTCCCATATTTAATCCTCCTTGTTTATTTTTTACTCAGGGATGTTCGTATTTTTAACATAATGTCATTAAATATATTGCAAAACCAGTAATTATTATAATAAAAATTAAACCAAATACTATTTCAAATAAAGATTTTTCTGGTTCGCCTCCTACATCATCTCTATCGCAAAAATCCTCACACATTTTATTCTCCTTTATTGTTTATAAATTTACTTCTTAATGTTCAATTTTTTACCAAAATCTTAATCTATAAAATCCATGTTCTTGTATGGTTTTAATGAAAAACGGAGGACCAAACAACATTGATACTATTATAATTAATATTGTCGCAATATAATGTTCTCTCCTACCACGAGATCCTCTTTCTATCCCATATCCAATAAATCCAAGTAAAAACCACACACATAAAAAAATCATAAATAAATTCCCACACATCGATAAACTTAAGTAGAAATTAAACGGTCTTAGTAACATATTTTATTCTCCTTATTAATTGTTACTTATATCTAAATGCAAAAATTATTCCACTTTTTAACTAGCGATTCTAGTGTAAATATCGTTTTTTATACTTAATATTTATGAAAATGTCATAAAATTTAAGTATCATATTTTATGACATTTTCAATCCAATATTTTTGCGTTATCTAGTATCTCTAAATAAAGATCAACGTAATCGGTTAAAATCTCTTGAAGTAATAAATCAGTACATCTATATTCATTAGGGCTATTTTTTGATGTTTCAGCGACTATTACGCTCCACTTAGTCTTTGTATTGATACATTCTATAGGATAAAACTCCATGTCCTTTAAGGGCCGCAAAAGATCAATTTTAGGGATCTCAAAATATCGACCTTTTTTATTTTGTACTATTGTTGATATTGTTATAATATGACCGTGATTATTAAGAGATCTTTTTTTAATTCTTATATATTTATCGGAATATTTAATTCTAACTACCCTGGTATTTAACGACTTTATTGGGATTATATTACCTAATATTCTTTCTAGTATTTCTTTTGCTTCTTTATTTATCGCTTTCATTATTATTCTCTTTTATTTAAAGAAATTACCTTGTCCAAAACAAGTAAACCTACGGGATGCTTTGTCAAAATATAATCTTATTTTTCCTATATCTCCAAATTCTCTATTTTTCTTTATGATCAGCAAGGCATCATATCTTTCACTATCCTCTAGGTCATTCTTTCCCTCGTCTTCATTTCGCCACATTATTAAAACATTATCAGCCATGTCAGTGATTTCAACAGCACCTTTAACGGCACTTTTATCGGGCTTACTCCTATCATCTTCCTGTTTTCTACTATGAGCAACTAAATGGATGACAACATTAAATTTTTTAGCAAAAGTAGTTAGATCATCTATAAACTGAATTTTCGACATATTTTCATCGTTTCCTTTTAACCTTACCTTCATAAGCGAATCTATAACGAACACTTCTGTACCATATTTACGCGCTGTAAATTCAAATAATTCAAATACTTTACTACCATAAACTGTATTTGAAATATCTAAAACATATAACCAATTATCTATCCACTCAAAACACTTTATTATTTCATTTTCAGTAGGATCATTTTTACCTAAAGTCTGTTCAACGGCCCATTTTAAATACCGCGCTGGCCTTAATTCTAAACTAGCGATGCAGCATTTTATTCCAAGACTTCCAGAATACAATATTGTTTGATTTAAAATTGTTGATTTACCGGAGTGACCTTGGCCACTCCATATATTAACCTCCGATTTACGCCACCCTTGTAATATTTCTGTCAATTCAGGGAACCCAGTATCAAACCCACGGTACTTTTCTGGATTTTTAAATATATCAATAACTTCAGCACAGTAATTCCCGGCAGATTTAATTTCATCGGGTGTAAATTCTTCAGCATTTTCAAAACAATGCGCTATTTCTTTATTAGAAACATTATTAATTAAACATTCATTAGCGTCCTTGTAGGGCAACTTGACAGATTTACATCTCCATATACCTAATCTATTTACTAATGGCTTAATAGCATTTTGACCTGCAATATCATTATCCATTACTAAATAAATTTCATTAAATTTTTCTAAAAAATCCCATTCATTTTCAATCCATCCGAGAGCTAATGTTCCGTTAGGCATAGAAACTACATTTTCTATACCGTACTGAGAAAGAGCCATACAATCATATTGACCTTCAGTAATTATTAATAAATTATCATTTTTATTATTGTTTATTTTAACATTATCTCTATTAAATAAAACTGGTTCTGCGTTTGTTTCCTGCCACATCCCTCCTTTTTTCTTATACCTAAGTCGGGATATTATATTTACGATAATTCCATTCTTGTAAAACGGAAATTTTATTTCACTCCTTAAACCTTCAAATAATTTAAATTCATTAATCGTATCTTCTGTAAATTTTCTAGTTTCTATTAAATACTTAATACTTGCCTCACTCAACGGTAATTTGATTACTTTAGGTATAATGTATTCTTTATTTTTCTCTTGTTTTTTAATAAATGGATCAATAGGATTAGGTTTATCACCCAGCTCTTCTTGTAATTGAAAAAAAGTACCTGATTTACCACAATTATTACCCCTAAGACAATTCCAAAGGCCGCTATTAGCATTTATAGCAAATGATTTTTCCTTTTTGTCTCCTCCTTTGCAAAAAGGGCATATCATGATATAATTTTGACCACTAGGACGATCTTTTATATCGTATTCAAAACCTTTTAAATTTAAATATTCTATTACTTTCATAGTATTATTTTTACAGTTTGCCTATTAAGTCTTTATTATCCTTCAAAAATTCTTGAGTCTTCTATGGCTTCTTTTATACATCCGACAACTGGAAAATCCGGATATTTTCGATTATCAATTAAATAATTAATTCCTCTTTGAACCGCAAGTAATTTATATGTTCTTAGCCGATCAAAATATAGCCGTATTTGTTTTTTACTTACGTTGCCTTTAAAGATCAACGATAGTTCTCCCATTAAATTTACAAAATTATCATATTCATGTTCTTTCATAACTTTAAAATATCCTATTTATAAGACATACCTATGGCGGTAAACATACTACCTAACCACCAATATATTCCCGGATTATTGATTTTAAAAATTACAAAAAGTATTATAGTAATAAGTCCACTAATTATCAACATTAATATAAAAAATACCGGATTGATTTCAAAATTATTAAATTTCATCATGTTCTCTCTTAGCCTCCTCAAAGACGTTTCTTTTCTCTTCTCTGGTCTGTTCCCTGTTTAATGGGTTTAACATTCTGATTTTTATTTTATAATAATTTCTTCTTAAAATATACGGGTCTGCCATAGTAAATTTCCAAAAATTATCAGATGAAGCGTAATTAATTATTTTTTTTATTTCATCGGGATCGTAACTATCCATGAAAATCATTTTGTTAAAGCAAGCTTCCCAATTCCCCATCTCCGGTGTTTTAAAAGAAGGATCTTTTTCTTCAATTTTATCGAGCATAAATTGAGCTATTTTACCGCCGAGTGAATTTGGATTGAACTTTCTTGGTGCTTTCTTTTTTCTCTTTTCCATGTCTTTTATGTTAACAATAATACCTTCCCCTGGTGATTCCTTAAAATGATAATCATACTCTTTCATAGTTCCGTCTAAATTCTTATTTTCTGTTACTATACAATATCCAAATTCTATTAGTTCTTTAATCCCTGCCATTAAAGCCGTTCGTTTACTAGTAGAATATTTTATTACTTCGGTAATTTTAATTATTCGATCACCCGACAATGACATAATACATGCATAAACACCTTTTGCTTTCCAAGATAAGCGATTATCCTGAAAACATGTTTTATTTATTATAATAAAGTTTCCCTTTTGAATAGATCTTTTTATTGCCATCATATTCTCCTGTTTCATTTGTGCCCCTAGTTTCGATTTCTTGGTGTCTTATTACCTTTTCTTGACTATGGATACCCATTTAATATACAATCTATCCATCTTACCGTTTAATGGTCAAGAATCGCTTAAAATCGATTGTATTTTCCATATTCCCTTAAAACGTCTATAAATATATATTTCATGAAAATCTTAACCACGGTAAAAAATCTTTAAAAAAATTTTAAAAAACCAAATCCGTAGGATTTAAAAATATTCGGTAGAATAGTTTTCCCCCACGGAGTGGTAGAGTTTATTTTATTTATTGTTTTCATGCTATTATTATTTTCATTAAATTATTTTCGTTAATACCCTAGTGGAATGTTCAAAATTGACACATTTTTTTCGCGACAAAAGTATAACATACTTTTAAAATCTAAGAGTAGATTATACGAAGTATATACCAAATAGTTTTTCTCTCTGTCTTTTTGTCTCTCTTTCTTTTGGTACTACCTTTTCTTTCTCTCTATTTTTCTATCTCTCTTTTTTTATTTCCTTTTTTAAAAACTAAAGTCTGAAATCTATAATCGTATAATGACTTAAAACTAATCAATCCATTGTTTATTATTTACAATACTGCTTATTTGTCCCTTTGATATATAGAATATTTTTCCTAACAATGTTTGAGGTATTTTTACATTAAAATGCAACGATCTGATTTGTTGAACTTGTTTCAAATTTAATTTAGCATTTCTTGAATTCTGCATATTAATTTTACGTGTTACGAATCTACAATTATTTGGCTTATAATTGCCGCTGTTATCCTTTCTATCAATCGCCAGATTAGCCTTATATCCGTTGTTTTCAGCCCATGTTTTAAATATAATATAATGCTTTTTCCACGTAGCGCAAACTTTTACTCCTCTACCTCCATACCATTTGTATGCGGTATTATTTTTGTCACAACATCTTTGTTTCATGCTGCGCCAAACATTGTATAAGTTAGTATGATGACCTACACGGGCATCACCATGTTTTGTTCTGGCCTTATTGGATAATTTATGTTGCATACATCCACATGATTTAAATCTCAAGCCATCGAGGTAAGGTTTTTCGACTCCTCTATTACAATACTCGCAATAAAACAATGCCAATCTATACATTTTTCCGTTCTTATTTCTTCTTGTTTCTAATTTTTTAATCAATTTCATTTTATTTCTTCTTGTTTCTAATTTTTCTTTTCAAAAAAAGTAATATATTTGCAATTATCCTATTCATTTTCTGGTAATAATTGAAAACATTTGTTACATATTTTTTTGAACTTATCGGCATCATAAAATTTACTACAATGGGGACATTTTTTTATGTTTTTTTGGTCAATTATTTGTTTTTTTAATAAATCTTCTAGTATTTTTGGTTTTTTTTGTCTGTATTTTATTATCATCATATTCCCTTTAAAGAATAAGGGGCGGATTTGATTATATCGCCGCCCCTTACGTTCAGTACAATAGCTTGGTTTCTTATTAGTTTCAGTATAAAATTTTTAAATCAAGCTATTGTACTTATATTAAAATGGAAAATCGTTTTCTTCTTCTGTTTTCTTTGGCTGTAAATAAGACGTTTTACTATGTTCATTTTGTTGATTTTCTGATATAAGATATCTTGAAACAACATTCTTTTTTCTTCCTTTATATTCCTCGGTACCTACTTTAACTTCTACAGTTTTGTTTAACCAATCACTAGTATCTACGTCAAAATCACCTTGGTACGGTTCCCCTATCGCATGGAGGAACCTCTTTGTTCTACCTATAATTTTATGTGCCATTGAATCAGGCTCCGGGATAAGGATATTATCCCAAACTTTCTTGCCCTCAGATTCTCCATCTTCAATACATCTTAAACAAATATTTGGCATTGGATCTTTATTGGCTGAAAAACCATCAGCTACTTCGGCAATTTCAAACATGTGGTTACCATTAGGCATTAATTCCACATCTTCTTGTTCAAGAATATCATCATAATTTCTTTCTATTTTCATTATTCAAATGCTCCTATCATCACTTTAAAATTTTTAATCATATGGTTTGCACCCTCTTGAGATATTTCTTTCCAGGATTCTATCATAAATCCATTAAAAAGTGCTTCCACGGTCATATTTTCTTTTTTAAGTTTATTTAATATAATTATTTTTTGGTCTTCTCTTATTGGTTTATTTGGTTCGTACTTTGCTTCGGTTTCTTCCTAAAGATTATTTAAGGAGGTGAGATCCTCCCAATTGCAAATATTTTGTAAAAATTCTATAAAATCATTCTCCGGGATATTTTGTTTTTCAAGAGCTAATTTAATTTTGTCTATATTTGATAAGTCTTTAGGATCGATTGTCTTAGTTTTAACTTTTTCTTCTTTTGGTTTTTCTATTTTTTTATCAAGTGGAGTATCTTTTTTATTTTTATTGCTAATCTTTTCTTTAGTAATAGTAGATGAAGTTGTTTTTTTGTTTTCAACTTTAATTCCGGAATTTTTAGTAGGTTTTTCAATATACTCTTTGTTGTAAAATTTTAATAAATTTGGATAATTCCAATCAAATTCTTTTGGGAATCTCTTTGCTTCTGGATCAATCTCAATTGGCAAAATTCTCTGTTTTTCACAAATAGCCTTGTATTGATCTTTACCTCGGACTATTAATCTAAAAACAAAGTCGAAAGAAAATGTATCGCTTACGTCAGAGGCAGGGGCGACTCCTACAATTTTCATATTATCACCATATTTGTCCTTTTGGTGAGCGTTACAAATAACATTCATGTCGAGTTGTCGAATAACATCGATCATTCTTCTCCAATCCCGTTTTACCTTATCCCAGTAACGGTATCCGAAGTCTTCTAAAAGGTTATCAGCAGAATTTTTTTTCTGGGATCTTGTTTCCTGAGCATTAATAAACCTATCAGTCCATATAGTTTGAAGATTTTGATAAATAGTAGTTAATTCGTCAATGATTAAAGTTTGGTAATTGTGTTTATCATCTCTAAGGGCTTCAAGTTCTTTTAGTATCTTATATGGATCACTGCAATTAAATACCTTACTATTAGTTTTTTGAATCAGTTTATAGTATCTTGCAGTTTCCTTGGCTGTATCGATAATATATGAATTCTCGAACTGTAATGCTGCTAATGTTTTTCCTGCACCGGGCGGACCATAAATAAATCCTTTTAATCTCATTTCCTCGGCTAGTGGTGTTTTTCCTTTTAACATTATTATTCTCCTTTATATTAATTATTAGGGTTTATTATTAAATGTTTTATTAATTTATATAATTTTATTATCCTCCTTTCGTTGTTTTGTTATATGTATTATTTTGTTAAATTCATGCCTGCACTGTTAAACCATTTTATATTATCTTCTTTGTAATCCTCTATTAAAAACATCCCCCAATATCTTCATGGGCTATTGAAAAATTATGCTTTTTGCAGAGGTTTACTATGTCATTTATAAAATTATCAATTTTATTATTTTCTACACTACTTTTCTTTTTACAATCCCATTTTTTCAACTTATTTCTCCTTTTTAAAAATATTGTATACCTTTGATCTCTTTTTATTAATCGGTAAACGATCTCTTATCTTTTTTATTTTATGTTTATTAATTGGTTTATTCATTTTAATAGCTATCGTTATTGATATCGATATTATCATTATTTCTATCGTTGCTACTATTATAAACTCCATTTAAAAAATCTCCGTGTTTTTTGCTTATCCAATCAAAAAAATCTTTACCAAACATTTCTAATATTATTTCATCTGTATTTAAATTGTTTTCCTCTTTGTTAAAATTTATTTTTCTATAAATAGTTTCTATTATTCTTCCTGCTTGTATACCATAAAGAATTAAATTTTTTCTAATAAGTTGTGGAATAATATTTTTATCTTCATATATTTTATTTATATTAAGTAGATTTTGTATTATTTCAAATCTATGTTTTATATTGCGTTCTTCTTTTTTTGTAAATTTCATAATAAATATTTAATGCAAATCCTATGCCTGATTGTATTTTATTTTATCATAATATATAATTTTAACATAACCGTTTAAAGGAAAAAATAAATGAAAGATACTTTGGAAATCTGTAATCAAACAGTTGATAATTTTATCCCTAAGAAGCATCCTTGGTCTAGGGTAAAAATTGAATATATAGAAGGTCATATTGATGATGATAATAATCAAGTTTGGCCTACTATGAAACAACTTTCTATAAAACATGCTATTCCTTTCGCTTATTTGCGCAAAATAGCCTCTGATCAAAAATGGACTATTGAAAAAAATAATTATATAACTCATTATGAACATGTTAGACAACAGGAAAAAATAAAATTTTTAGCTAAAAAATCAACTAAATTTGATGAAAGATGTATTAAAATAGCCGAAGAAGGAATTATAAAAATAGAAAAATATCTTTGTGAACCAATAATAGAAGGGGATGAAGGTAAAGCCCATATTTTTTTTAATATTGATAGTTTAGAATTAATAGCCAAAACACTAGAAAAATTCCAAAAAATTGGAAGACTAGCTCTTGGTAACTCAACTGATAACATTACTAAAAACATAAAGGCTTCAAATGCAATGTCTTTTCCTGAAGGTTTAGATTTAGTAGCAAGACAGATAAAAAGTAATCCAGATCTTGCCCATAAAATTGAACTTGAAATTTTAGACGAATAATTCATAGTTAAGCCCTTGTATATTCATTATATTTTGTTTATAGGATTACTTGGTTTTTTACTAACACTTACTTTCTTACTTGGACTAGAAATTGGTTTTTTAGCTTGAGCTTTAGGTTTAGCAACAGTTTTATTAACAATAGGCTTAACAATAGGTTTAGCGATAGGTTTAGCGATAGGCTTAACAATAGGTTTAGCGATAGGTTTAGCAACAGTTTTATTGACAATAGGCTTAATAATAGGCTTAACAATAGGCTTAACAATAGGTTTAGCAATAGGTTTAGCAATAGGTTTAGCGATAGGCGTAGTATTAGATACAGGGGTAATTTCATTGTTGCTGGATAATATTTTGCTTATTCTTGCTATTTCACTAGGTAAAATTCTACGATGACCACCCAATGTCTTATAACATTTAATTTTACCCTTTTTTATCCAATGGATAACAGTTGTAAAAGAAACACTAAGAATATTCGCTGTTTCGTGTGTTGAAAATCCAATAGGAATTTGATTTTTTTCTTTTAATTTTTCAAGAATTTCTTTTTTATTTTTCAAATTTTATACCTCCTTTCTTTTAGTATTTTATTATATTATTTTATCAAGGGCTTAACCATGAACCTTATTTTTATTAAATTTATTAATCTAGGAATTTTAATTTTATAAAAAAGGTCAATTAATCTATAAGCTTGAATGGGGTGCAGGGTACGCTATATTTCATAATTGACCTTTCGATAATATTAAAATTTATAATAATTAAACTATTTTATTTCTTCTAACATATTATCGATAGTTTCTTTCAGGAAATCAATGTAACCCGAAGTCATTCGCAAATCAAATTTATCGGCCACTGAAATATTATTTAAATTAACTTCTTCCACTATTTTACGTATTCTTTTTAAAGACATTGGTACGGTACTTAAACCTTTTTTACTTTTCACGGATTGTTCTGGTAAATCCATTTCTTTGGCTTCTTCTTTTTCCCCTTTATCTTCTTCGTGACAGTTATCTGGTATTTCCGATGTATTCTCTAATTCATCCATAAAATTTTCTTTTTTTGGGGTATCTTTTTTCTTTGGCACTTTTTTTTACTCCTTTTAATTATATATTAATAAAAAATATTTTAGAATAATTTTAAACATGTTGTATCGAGCAGATACTTTATGTTATCACTTGTTATTTTATTAATGCAATCCGTGTGCCAACATTAAATTCCTTTAAAATAAAGGTTTTCATTTTATTTTTATCCTTGAGTGTATAAAAATTTACACCTGTTGTCATATTTTTTATCATTTTATTATTTATTTTATTATATCTCTACATTTTATATCATGTTGTTTATTTAGATATAACACCAATTTATGTTCAGCTTTTATTTTATCTTTTCTAGCTAATTCATAACTTATGATTGAAAAACCTTGGTCTTGCTCCCAATAAAAATCATTTGTTTTTTCTTTAAATAATTCCAATAATCTTATTATTTTTTTATCTTTTAAATCTTTTAATTCTAATTTTTTATTCATTATTTTGTTTATCCTTTTTTCATTATTTACATTTGCATATATAAGAAGACGGTTTGATTCTATTAATTCTACTTTTATCTCTTATAAGCGGATTACCTATTATCTTATTTCCTATTGGATCTTTTTTAATTATCCAATCCTCACTAGTCATTATTATAGCTTTAGGATTTATCTTGATAAGTTTATTAAAAAAGTCATAATGAGCGTGAAAACAGCTATAGGGCATTATTCTATATGTATATAGAATTCTACCACCTTTTTTATTTTGGTCTTTAACTAATAAATTAATTTTATATTTAGGTCTATCGGGATATAGATTACATGGAATTATAGTAGAAGCTACTAAATTTCCTTCATATTTTATGTTTAATTCGGTAATGGCCCTTAGAGAATCGTCTTGTGAAGCTCCGGTTATTATCATATTTATCCCTCTATTATGATAGAATTTTTAAAAGCAATAATAGTATTTTCATTAAATGATGAAGAAAATTGTTTTTCTTCTTTTTTTATAAATTTCATTACGGCATAATATTCGCTAATTGCTTCTATTTTATTAAAAAATCTTTCACAAGGTAATCTAATCTTATATATTTTTTTATATAAATAAATTATACTATTACAATACGGACACTCTATATAAGATTTTTTATCATTATTTATATAAATATCTTTATCGGTAATTTCTTTATAGAATTCGGATTTACAATTTTTGCATTTTAATTTATCTGTAAAATTTTTCATATTATTGTTAACTCCTTATCTTTGTTTACCCTTAAAAAATCTGTTATTTCCTCGCCTATTGCTCTCCTGAATGGATTGGAAAAACCTAAGGATCTTTCTATATATAATGTTTTCTTATCTCTTACATATCTACTTGATAATCCGTAATGAATATATAAAAGGTTTTGAAATTGATAAGTTATCATATTTTATTACTTTCCTGTTTCATTTGGATTTATTGTTTAATTATTTATTCTTTGAACATTAAATATAATTTTAATTTAAGGTATCTATAATCTTTATACCTTAATCCTATTTTTCGATTAAATAAGCAATCTAAATACCCTATACATTTAGAAATAAATATAATTCGATCAATAGGATTGCTTAAATTATGAAAATGTGACATTGTATCTACATATGATTTAAATAATACATTAATCGGTCTATCATACCATAACATTTTTATTACTCCTTTATTATTATATGATTAATTAATTGTTATTTCTTTTTTATATTTTTTGTATTCTTTAGTATGCCTAGCAATATATTTATTTTCCTCTATTGTTTTATTGAAAATTTTTATATATTTTATAAACCTTTTTTTATTTCCTTTTACAATAAGTATATTTTTTTTATTACTATATAAAGAATATAGATTATCTTTTAAAATGAATATATAATACATTATTTTTATCCTTTTATAATTAGGGTTTTATTATATTTATAATATAAGTTTTACATAGTAGTTTATCCTTAAATCCTTGTTCTATTTTTAAATTAAATTTATTCATTAATATGATATTAATAATATCTAATTTATCACCATTTAAATAAGTAGTATTTTTATTAAAACCTGTTTTTTTTTCTACTTCTTTACTTATATTTGAATTATAGTTTATCTTTATCATTATTTTATTTATCCTTTTTTGTCTATATTGTTTATACAATTTATAATCACATTACCGATATATACCGGATCACATATCCCTTTTATATTATAGGCATTGCATATTTGAATACTTGCTCGCTTAATTTCATCTGGAATATTATCTTCTTTAAAAGCTTTTTTATAAAAATTATTCATTATATATTCATTTTTTAAGCTCATAATTGTTTATCCTTTTATATTAGTTATTTATTATTTCATCAATTTCTATTTTTGTTAATATTTTATTTAATTTTATTTTGCCACCTGATTTTATTCTAAATTTACCATCTGAATTAAAAGGTATAATTAAATCGTGGGGATTAATTTCACATTCAATATATATATAATCATTTATATTATTATTAGTATTTTGTAAGCACCATTCAAGCGTAGCTATATTTATTCCTTTGCCGCATAATATTTTATTATTTTCATTTGCATTTATAGATGTATATTCTTTCCCTATTCTATATTTAAAATTTTGATAAGGTGATGTTAAGTTATTATTTAAATATTTATATACAATTAGATTATTTTTTTGAGATTTTAAAATATTTAAATTAGTTCTATATATATTATTAATTTTAGCTCCCCTTAGATTAGTTCCCCTTAGATTAGTTCCACTTAGATTAGTTCCACTTAGATCAGCTCCCCTTAGATCAGCTTCCTTTAGATCAGCTTCCCATAGACTAGCTCCCCTTAGATTAGCTTCCTTTAGATTAGCTCCCCTTAGATTAGCTTCCTTTAGATTAGTTCCACTTAGATTAGCTCTCCTTAGACTAGCTCCCCTTAGATTAGCTCCCCTTAGATTAGCTTCCTTTAGATCAGCTTCCCATAGACTAGCTCCCCCTAGATCAGCTTCCCATAGATTAGCTCCCCTTAGATCAGCTTTCCATAGATTAGCTCCTTTATTTACAGATATTTCAAGTGTTTTTTTAATAGAATTATTAAATCGTCTATGTGAAAAAATTTCTTTAAAATAAATGTTAGTTATAATTATTTTATTCATTTTAATTTATCCTTTATTACAATTTACATATTACATAAAAACCATATGCAATAAATCCCAGTGTTAATAATAATATACCCAAACCAAATAAGCTCATATTATACCCCTATTAATCGTTTTAAGGCTCATCTTTTCGTAACCCGGCCCAAACCTTTATATTTTTTTGATCGGCTTTAAAAGCTATTCTGTACTCTCTTATCATGTAATCTATTTCACATTTTGGATATATATCAATTTTTTCCGGCTTATTATCTTTATACTTATACCAAATATTCATAATTTTTATCCTTTTTATTTATTTGTTATCATTTCACCATAGCCTAAAGAAACAAAAATATACTTTTTTCTTAATAACTTTTCAGCTTGTATTCTATCAGCATAAGCCCAAAAATGTATAATAAAATCATAAGGTATGCCGATATCGCATTGTTTTATAGTCATCTTAATAATTCTTATATTTTTATCATTTTTAAGAAGTTTTTTAATACTTAAGGCTAATAATTTACTTTTACATTTATAGGTTTTTTCTTCTTTTTCATCACTAAATTTTATTACATCTTTTTCAACTATCATGATATTTTAATCCCTTTCGTTATTTAAAATTGTTTACTTTTTAGATGCTTTTTAGATACATTCATTGTTGGTTTATAATCCTTGTATTATTTCTCCGATAGTTATACCCAATTCCGGGATATGTAAAGGATATCGATAGGCAATTAGTTCGGTATATCCATATTCTCTTAAAAGATATATTAAATTTTTACCAATATTACTATAATCCGATACGGAAAATATAGTTGTTTCTTTATAAATCGGTGAACTATGTATTGAATAATTGATTATCATTATTTTTACCCCTTTGTTATAGAAAATATAATGACTCTGTAAAGCTTACTATATCGGTTAAAGAATTATATAAATTTATACAATCTTTTTGTATTTTTGCCATATATTCTTTATTAAGATCCCTTACACATGGGTTATTTAAAAGGGTTATAATTTGCCTTAAGTTTTCTTCTCTAAGATCGTATAGTTTTTTTAGACAGTTTTTTTGATTACTTCTTATGTATTTATTTTCACGCTCTAATATAAATTTTTTCATGATATCTTATTCCCTTTTTTAGTATAATTAACGTAAGTATTGATTATGATTAGATAGTTTTTATGATCGACAATATTTATTTGATTAGTAAGAAGTAAACAGTCTATGAAACCTTTTAGGGTATATGATATATATTTTCTTATTTTTGCGATATGATGTAAGCGACAATCATATAATGACAGGATGTATAAAAAATAATCATCGGTGGTAAATTCTTTACCAGCTATTTTATTTTGATAATAAATTTTGTAGCAATTGTTTTTACATTCCATTATATAAAATTCCTATCTTTTAAAGTGTTTGAAGCTTTATCAAGGTAAATGAAATATTGATTAGTTATATATTATTGATGCATAATTGTATGCCGTGTTAAAATTTAATATTTGGTTTATTTTTAAGGGTATTATTGAACTAAAAAGTATTGTCCCTTCTGGAAAATATTCACTACTATATGTTCTAAATTTAGGATTTGTTTTGTAAAAGTAGTCTAATTCATTTATTACAGTACAGAGTCTACATAAAGGCATTTGATCTATTCCTTCGATTTCTAATATTATACCGTCTAATAGACCTATCATATTAGTATAAAAAAAGTCAAAAGCTTGAGAAGGTTTTTCAAAGCACATTATTCCTATTGAATTTTTCACACACTTTGTTTCCTTATTAAGCTCATACGATAATATATACTCATCTGGTCTTTTTCCTTTAATTGAATCTAGTATAAAGGATTTCCAATTTTCCGATACTACCTTATAAGCTATTGTTTTTTTCATAATATATCTTCCTTAAATATTCTATAATATTATCTTAGATTTAATGCATATTTTATACTGTGTTTATTTAAATTTTTTAATTACTTTTAAAGGTATGATAGATTCAAAACATATTGTCCCAGAAGGAAAGTTTTTATTAATTAAATTGTTATAAACTTTTGTTCCGTAAAAATAACCTAATTTATTTAGTTCGGAGCAAAAAGAAGTTAGGGGTTTTTGTTTTATTCCTTTTACTTTCAATAGCATACTTTGATCGAATATAAATAGTGGAGAAAATTGCATATCGTAATAAAGTGAACTATAGAAGAATCTCAAAGCGTCGGTATAGGTTTTAAAACACGTTATTCCGATTGAATTTTTTATGCAGTTTGTTTTCTTATTAAGTTCATATGATAAAATGTATTTTTTTGGTTTATTGTATTGTATCGGATTTATATTATCTAACATAAAGGATTTCCAATTTTTCGATACTATCTTATAAGCTATCGTTTCTCTCATAATGTATATTCCTCTTTTTAAAAATGTATTGTTCTGTAACATATCATGCTTTTTAAACTATTTTAAAAACCTTATTATATTTCATTGTTCAAGATCGACATACTATATAAATTTATAATACAATTTTGTTATTAAAGTTAAAGTATAATTAAAGTATTTGTAGCCACTGATAATACTAGATTTTAACTGTTTTACTCTAACTTTAAAATTATTCTAATTTCTTTATTAGTGTTGAAAATCAATATGATTATGAGATCGTAAGTGATAATAATTGAGAGGTAGATTGTGATATTTCTTGTTATATTTTGTTGATTGTTGTAATATAATTTGTATTATTTTATGTATGTTATGAGTATTATTTCTGTTATTTCTAATTATCAAAGTAACCTCTCGAAGTCTTAAATTTCCAATACGTAATTACGTGCTTATGTATTAGATTTTAGCTACATTCAATGTTATCAATTGTTACCAGTCGAAAAACATTAGTATCCTTAGTTATCTTAAAATTATATATTCCAACCTATTTTGAAATATTTTTAATTTGCGCTTACAGATTTTCTTTCAATAATAAATTCAAGGCTATATGCATTACATCTAGGGTAAAAACTAGCTTTAAAACCACCTGTACTAGAGAACGTATATTCAGTGTCAGATTCTCTACTCGTTTTAATAACCTCTAATAACAAACTTGTAGCGGTATATTTTAAGTCGTCGATAGAGGACGCTTTCTTTTCGTTTTGCCAATACCATTTGTTAATAGTCATATAAGCGTGAATCAATTCAAAGTCAAATTTTTTAATAATGTCATTTAATATTTCATATGTTGTTTTTGTTATCATTATTTACTCCTTTTTATGTTATTTAATCGTTTACAATCTCTTTTAGATTTAAGATCTCTTTGTATCATGGTTATATAAGCTAATAAAATCATATACCCGATTGATAAAATAAAACTTACTAACATTTTAAAGCCCCTGTTTCGCTATAATATTTGATATAAATTTTTTAATAACTATTAATATCTCACATAGATTAAACATTATAAAGTGAACCACTTCGGATAAATTCATATCATCCGAACATATAAAAGAATGACAATATTTTTTAAACTTCATTTTAAAGCCCTCTTATATTAAGGATTAATCAAATATGTTTCACGTGAAACATTACATTAAATTGTCTTTAATCTCTATCAATAACCTTATTGAGACGGTCTAGGAAAAGGGGTAACCTAAACCGTCTCATAAGGCTCCTATAGATTAATGGCGGTCAATCTATAAGGCCGGTGTTTTTTAAACCTTTTCTATTCTATAGCCCGGCGTATACTTATAAACATATTGACTATTTGCGAAGATTTGAGCTTCCAGCATACTATCACATACTATCTCAAATTTCATACCGTCACTAGCATATAACGTAACCTTATGTTTAGCCATTAAATTTTTTAATCTCGGTATCATAATAAGGCTCCTTTTCTTAGATTATTTAACTACGGTAAAACCGTCTTTAGTATCTCTTAATAATAGTGATCTAAACCTAATATCAACCAAAGTAACTAAGTAATAGATTAATTTTTTGTTCCACATGGGATTGACAATACTAGAAATATTACTACTATCAATACTAAGATATTTAGCTACTCTGTTTTTTAACGCCTTATATTCTATAGTATTTGTTAGCATTTTAAAGCCCTTTCTTTAGTAATTGCCATATATTAGCCATTACTATACCTGAAACAAATCCAGTAAAAAATAAGCTGATAAAAATTAATAACACTGATAACATTATAAAACCCTTTCTTGTTTAAATGATTAATAAATACTTTCAAAAGCCTATCTCTATAACCTTGGAATCGACCATTTACCCTTCGATAACATAGCAATCCGGATTAAGGCGTCTAATCTCTTTAATAACATCTAAATAATCGGCTTTTTCAGTGAAAGCCGTCTGTATTACATTAGTGCCGAATAATTCAATTGCTTCGGCTTTACTGTCGCCATCAACCATTGTAGCGGTATACCCGGTCTTATTTCTTTTAATCTTAATTGTATCCATTGTAAAGCTCCCTTTTTTATGCAAACATATTGACTAAAAAACTTTTACAAATCATTGCTATTGGTAAAGCGATTGAAAAAAAGCCGACAATCCATAATCCCGTGTATAAATTGATAATCATTGTTGTTAACATTTTCATTCTCCTTTTTTAATGGTTATACTATATACTATATGCATTCGGTGTGCCAACTTTCCATAATCAATAAAATCAATCACTTAGCAATTTCACTCAATTACCATATCGTAATAAAAGAACAATATCGTAAGAAAAGTTACAATATCGTAATTTTAAATACAATCTTGTCATATATCTTCTTTTAATTTGATCTTAGCAATTTCTTCCGCACGATAAAATAACATTGTCCCATATGTAGTATTTTTAATATCCTTTTTGTTCCATTCTTTAGCAAATTTAGGCATATTACATCCTAGTTTTTCGTAAAAATGCATTAGAAAAGCAATCTTTTCAACCAATATAGCATGATTTTTTTCTTCGGTTAATCTTTCTAAATATGTCATTTTCGAACCTCCTATTAAAGGGTTAATGATATATACTATATAGTATGCATACCTTATGCCAATATCTAATAACGGGTAAAAACCGATAGTGTAAACCATTGTATTAATTAGCCTTTTTCTAAAAAGCTCCATATCATCGATCTGAGGGCATCAAATTTTCTAGGGCATATTGCATAGATGATATGGTTTAATAGGCTAGAACAAGCCGGACCAGTGTAAGGTGCATCAACACTGGGGTTTCGCCAGTATATGACGGGTATATTGATGATAATATCATAGTTTGACATAGTTTTTGAATTAAATGCATATTATATACCAGTATTTTAGTTGATATTTCATTAATATAATATTTGAATATATCGCAACTTGAATACCAATAATTTTAATGATATTTTGTTGGTATTTTCGATGCATAATTGCATATTATATATCAGAATTTCATTGGTATGATATTTGAATATATTGCATTAGTAATGCCAGTAATTTCTATGGTATTATTGTGGTATTATTGATGCTTATTTGCATATTGGATGCCAATAATTTGATAAAAGGGTCCCTCCTCTCTATATTTGGATCGCGAATAGCTCTTGTTAGACTATAGCACTTATCAATTAAAAAAAATATCAAAATTATGAATCAAAAAAATCTCAATTTATAACATAAAAAATAACAATATAATGATTAAAATAATTATATAATATCTCATAAAAAATATAAAAAAATATACTAAAAAATTTATCAGAATTTAAATCTCAAAAAATAGCATTAAAATTTCAAAAAAATATCATAAAAATTAGCAAAATATTTATTAAAAAAAATATTCAAAAAATTAACTTAAAATCAATCTATTGTTTCCATAGTTTATTATTAATAATACGCCCTATATGGCCATGTGTAACACTAAACATTTTAGCTAATAATTTTCGTTCTATTTTTACATTAAAAAATAAAGATCTTATCTGATTAGCCTTTTTTAAATCTACGATAAGATGATTTTTTATAATCTAAATTCAATCTTTTACATATATCTTTTTCAATTTTTTTTCTAATATAAGTAAACCAATAAATTTCATATAAAAAATATAAAAAAGCTCCTGAAATAAATAATAAAAAACCCAATCCGGCCATTAAAATCTCCTAAAAAAATTACTTATTTTACAATATGTTTTCGTTTATCATAAATTGTTTTACAGTGTCTATCTCTATATTTATCTCTATCCTTATTTTTATACTTATCTATATCTTTATCATATAAAATTATACCTAAAGTATATTGTTTGACCATTATAATATTATAATCATCCATTTCTTTTTTTAAAGCATCATCGGCAGCTTTAATTGCGTCTTTTTCATCAAATGTTATTTTTACTATTTCAACAGCCCAGACGCCATTTATTGTAACTAAATATATCTTTTTATCTGCCACAACAATTCTCCTTAAAAAATTTCAAAAAAAACTAACTAAATCACCAAATATAAATTACATTTCCATTCATTTTTTTTACATTTTTATATTTATTTTTTATAAGATTATAGTATAAAAATTGTTTTTTTTTAGATGTCAGTGTTATTGTTATTGGATTTTTTTCACTATCATATTTTTTATTACCTATTATTACTTCCATGTTTTATATTCTCCTGTAGACGTATGCACATATAGATTAAAAAAAATACTATTATCCTACAAATTGATCTATTAATTTACCTTTTATTCCTCTATTTTTTAATACATTTTTTAATTTTTCTTTATTATGAGTATCTTCTGCTAATATTTTACTAAGAATTGATTTTAATTCACCACATATATTATTACATCTATTAATATTGCCTCCAAGTAAACTACATGTATCAAATAATTTATTTAAATACATACAATCAATGTTACAAAAATAATTACAATTTACATCAAGATATGATCTCAAACTTTCCTTTAATTCTATTAAATTCTTTCTATTAAATACCATTAAAAAATTTTCCTTTTTATTAAATTATATATTAAAAAAAATACTAAAACCTCTTAAAACTATAGCACACATAGATTAAAAAACTATTTAAATAAGTTTATTACATCATCGAATTTAATATAATCACCTGCATTACGTTCTATCATATTAGCGCCATCATACTCATAATCTTCTTCTATATCATATCTTTTTAACTTTAAAATAACTTTTTTTATTTCATCAAATTTTACATAATTACCATTTAAATCTAAAATTAAATTATATCTTTTAATCATTACATTCTCCTTAGAAATCACTATAAAATTGTTAAAAAATCTTATTATTACTAATCTCTTTTAACAATAAAACTATCTCATTATTTGTTAATTTTTCGTTAGATTCATCCAGTTTATCTTGTAACCGACAAAGATCATTATATTCTTGGATAGTGATATCACCTTTAAAACATTTCTTACCATTATTTAAATAAATTTTAACTTTCATCTTTATTTTCCTTATTTTATTCTCCATAAAATCTATTCATTAATCATTAAAACAATGGCAATAACTCCTACTATAAATCCAACCATAAATCCTAGCATAAACATTTATTATTCTCCTTTTTATTTAAATGTCATCCAGGTTTTACATATAGGACAACATAATGGTGTATCGTCTTTTAATAAAATCGAATAATAAGTATGTCCACATTCTTTACATATCCTTGGTATAATTAAATATTTTACTGGATTACTTTTATCTAGTTTCACAATTTACTTTATTCCGGTTTTTTCCAAAGCCGATTTAACATAATATCTCTTAAAGAATCATTTTCTTCTTCAATATCAGGAGAACACATTTTATTAGTATGTTTATTTAAATCTTTCCGGGTATTAGGTTCTTCATAAGGATCATTTGATGATGATCTTTTGGTTATAAATTTAGTTATAAAATATCCAATTGATATCCCGATAAAAAAAAATACAATATTTAATATAATAAATCTCATTATATATCCTTTTTTAAAAATTTTTTTATATCATCTACTTTATTTTCCGTAGTAGTTCTTTTAAACTTAGACATAGCACATTTCTTCTCCTCTGTAGTACGTAGAATTTTTTGATATTTTATACATTCCCCTGTTTGTGATATCATGATATGTTTTAAATTACATCCGAAAAAATACCTAGTTTCTAAATGAAATTCGCAATTAGTATTTAAACATTCTACTTTACATAGCGGTTGGATTTGTTCTACACCTATCATTATCTTCTCCTAAAATTTAGTTTTGTTAAGCTACCTTTTGATGAAAAATTAATCAATCCAAATTTTATTATTAACTTAAATACTCATTATATAAAAATTCTGTAATATTATATTTTTTTATTTCATTTTTACTAGCGTCGGATTCTTCTATTTTATATACGGAATTTAAATTATGTATTCTCCATAACACCATAGCTCTAAAAAAATTAATTAATTCATTTTTACTATTCCAGATTAAACCATAATAATAATCATTATTTAATTCATCTATTAATCTATATGTTATCATAATATTTTAATATTTTTCTTTCTTCTTCTTTTTGAGATTTAAATCCGGTAATTCGTCACATATGTTTTTTAAAAAAGCATATTCTTTTTCGGTAGAAGATTTATTTTGTTTTACCTTAAGCTCTGTATTAATTTTCGATTTCCACATATTACGGCTTCCCCAATGAAGAATTAGGTCATAAATTTCATCAGGATCGGTTATTTCTATCATTGTATTCTCCTTAAAATATTATTTATACTTTATATCCTATACTATGAACATTATCATCGCCTGATTTAAAATGCGCGTTCTTATGTTTTGAATAAGTAAATTCAAGCATAGCATAATTTGCAGCATCAACTAAATATTCTAAATTTCCGGTCTTGGTATATAAATCTAATCGTAGCTTTATATCTTCTACTGATGAACATGATTTACTGCTCTCCGTATGTAATTCCCCGTATCTATATCCACCAAACAATAAACGATTTCGGCACATTCTTTCAAACACAGTATTCCATTGTGTCTTTCTCAATACGGCCAACGGTTTATGTGAAGCCGGTAATAATAATCCTTTTTGTTTTAGCAAACTATCCCTTATGTAATCCGATATTTTTTTCATAATTTATACCTTGCTTATTCTACGTTCAACATATTATTATAGAGTTCTTCAGTTCTTATACCATCATTATACTGTTTAAGTAATGGTTCAAGGACATTTTCTATTGTGTAATCTACACAAACTCCTGGAATTCCTGTTAATCTTTTATATCCATCGAATATGCTATCAAAATATTCTTTCGCCTGTAACCATTGTTCCTCGGTAATCATCATTATATTATTTTCCTATTATATCATCAATTTTTTTTAATAAATCCACAATCATCATAACAATAATTTCTTATTCCGATATATCTTGAAGTTTTATCACTAAAGTTTCTTAATGACTTGTTAAATATTTTTATTTTAATTTTCAATATAATGTCTTTAATAAATTCCATTACATTATTCTCCTTTTTAATAGTTTATTTACATGCTTAACTTAACCCTTATTTCAAATTCTGTCCCGCATTTACATTTATAGGGTTCTTTAATTTTTTCTTTACAATTAGGACATTCTACTTTCATCCCTTTCTTCCAGTAGGGCAAGAAAACAATTGATTTATCTTTTATTCTTGCCGTAATTCTATTTAGTTGTCCGGGTCTTAAACTGTTTGAGGCTGAATTATATTTTCTCATCTATTTTACCCTGATTTTCGCTTGTTTTTGTCCAAAAGTTGCATTCTGCTATTAAATCCTTCAGAATACAACTATGAGAGCGCTGAGAGTCATACTCAAAACTGAGTAGGGTGATTGTACTACCCTTATCACAACGTCGCCGCAGAATCGATATTTGAGGCCATCTCGGTTCCATCTCAATGATAAACTTGGCCGAATATTCATCCCACGAAATTTTATGGCTTTCATAAAGATTTGTGAGTTCAGTTGTTGGACTGAAGAGAGGCATGTGTTCATCAAAATCATAAAACGACTGTGCGTATTTAATTATTAAAATCCTGGTTCCATCAGATGGTTTCGATTCGGCAAATAAACTTTTTAGATTAATCATTATTTACTCAACAATCCTCATAATGCCACCAGATTTTCTCAAAATTATACAAATTTTCAAACATTATAGCTACACACGGATAAGCTGCTTTAAATGGTGGTTCCATAGTCCAACCTATAATTTTATATAATTGATCCATGCCATATTTTCCTTCAATATCTACGGTATCATAATCTTTATTTCTTCTACTTTTATATGGAGGCGGAAGGTTTAATTTTTTACCGCTATTATCATATGTAAATAACACTGAATTGAGTTTTTTATATTTTTCATACCATTTAATCATCTTTAGATGTCTTTTCTTTATTTTTCTCTTGTTTTTCTATTTGTTCTATGATAGAATTCGCTAATTCTATAGCATTAAAATAATTTTTATTTTCAATATTTTTTATAATTAATTGTAAAATACTTTTAATACTCATTTCGATTTTCATTATGATCTTTCTCTTCTATTTTTTTTAGTAGAAGTTTGTTTAACAATCTTAAACCCATTAGCCACTAGCCATTTATGAAATTCTTTTGCAGTACGAATACAATTAATGTTAAAACATTTATTTTTAAAACTACAACAATTTATTGCTTTACAAAATTCATATTTTTGATATTCCATTTTAGTTTCCTGCTGTCTTTTGATGGTTGAGCGTTTTGTTATATGCCTTTTATATAATTTGTATAACCTAACAAAATAATTTGATTTGTTTCGTTTTTTTGTTCTCTTAATTGTTTATATAATTCTTGATATCGTCTTTCTAAGCTAAGATAACAAATTACAGCCTGTTTTTTGTTATCAAAAAGGTCATTAAATTTTACATCATAGAGCATATTTTTCTCCTTACATGGCGGCTAACACTAAGCTAACCTGATTCACTCGTTGTCGAGTGAATTCAGAGTTAAGCGATTTGTTATACACAGAGCAGCATTTATTTATTTTACGGTTTTGGCTACCGGATTATCAACTGCCAATTATCCGGACCGATTTCTCACCTGTCAACTTCTCTCGGTGCAAGGCAATCCCCTGAATTTCTTCAGTGTGTATAACATTAATCAATTGCCAAATATTGTTACAATTATTACATTTAGCGAATAAAATCATCTCCCAACAACTATGCCATTTATCACTGCCGCATTTAGGACAAGTTTTTTGAGAATGAATTTTTATTGTTTTCATAAATTCTGTACAATACCAAGCCAATCGACTACGCCCGTTACACGGGCGGAGTCAGGTTCAGCGATTTGTTATATGCTATTCGTTAGTAAAATTAAAATTCAGAAATTTCTACACAATTATCATGGATATTTCCAACTTTTAAAACAGGATTATCTGATCCGAATAAGCTATCTTTCAACAGCAATTTGTCAGGATTGGTACTTCCTAATTCGTACGCTGACATAAGTTCTCCGTGATGCGAAATAATTATATCCAACCAATCATCGTCGTCAGGATTCCACATAATAAAATCTCCTTCTTTTAAAATAATTCCATTTTTATCTTTTAAAATCATCACATCTCCTTTAAAAATCCCATATAACACCAAGCTAACCTGACATGAACCGCATGCCCTTGATTAATAACTTACATTAAGCATGGTAATCGCAGCATACGGTTCATGTCAGGTTGAGCGCTTTGTTATCCAAGTCATAATTTGGTTTATATGGTTTATATTCTTTTTCTACCCACTTTGTGGCCATCGTCATCGCTCCGGAAGAAGAATGCTTTTTTCTGTGTTTTTCACACTCTTCTTCAGTCTCATATGGCCCCATTTCTACATCATTTCTTGCTCCGTCTAAATAAGTATATATATAAGGCATCTGTTCTCCTCAATTTTTTTGGTGGATAACACTAAGCTAACCTGATTCACTCGTTGTCGAGTGAATTCAGAGTTAAGCGATTTGTTATCTATTCAAAATCCTCAGTTAAATTCTCCACTAAGTCTACTCTTATTAGATCAAGTTGTTTATTGGGAAGATCGTCAATTTTAGATACTTGGAGTAAACTAAATTCTAATGCTAAAAGATAGTGTTTGTTATACGCTATTTTATATTTGACTATTTTTGTAATAGCCTCTTGAAGTGTTAATCGAGTCGCAAATGCCATCTGTCTTTCACTCGCAACAGTGCTACGCCGTTGCTCTCGCGTCATTTGTCTTCCTGGCCCTAACCATTTATTCATTGTAAGTAATAACATATTGTTCCTTTTTTGATAGATAACAACTTGTTATCCCGCGTTTTTTCCTGTATATCCTCATATATACCGAAAAAGCGGAATTATTTATATTATAACTCCTGATTACCATTTTTGTTATTTGAATAATTTGAAAAACTCAAGACAACACTTATCGCAGCCCATATCAACAGTCCCGGCATTACAAAGTTTTGAAAACGTAGTTAATAATTCTTTTTTTTTATTTTCATCTATATCAAAAGTTTTTATTATACCATCTAGAATACATAAATCAGGTATTCTTTCTTCAAAATGTTTACTTAATTCTTTTTGTTCTTTTTCTGTTAGTGTATACATTCTATTTTCCTTTTTTATTATATTTTACTCCGTGGCAATTAAAAGGCGCCTGGCAGTCGGATATTGAAGCGAATTAAAAACAGTAGCAATAACATCTGGGCCTACTTTTAATACTTCGAGTTCTATTCCGGAATTTAATATTTGATTTTTCCAGTATTGATCTCTTTTATTATTGTTTGATTCATATTCATATTCATAAACTATTTTTTTAACGCCGGCTACTGCCATTATTTTTAAGCAATTATAGCAGGGTGATAAGGTACAGTATGCTATTGAGTTATCTATCGATATTCCCTTTTTAGCGGCTTGAGCTACAGCGTTTGCTTCAGCATGAGAAGCAACACAAAAATTTTGTTTATCCGTATCTGGAACATTCATATTTCTTCTTACACAAAACGGTATACTTTTCATCATTGGTGGATATGAAGAAAGTGAAGGTGAATGTTGCATATAATATTCGGAACAATGTTTACATCCGGGGATCGCACCATTGTAGCCGGTTGATAATATTTGTTTATCTTTTATTATCACACACCCATTATGTCTACTATTACAAGTCGATCTGACCGATACTATTTTAGTTAATATCATAAAATATTCATCTAATGTAATTCTCATAATTCCCTCCATGATCTATTATTAACTATATTATTTATTTGTCCAGTTGAAATATTGAAAATTTTACCAAGTAATTTTTGTTCTATTTTTATATTATTATAAATACTACGTATCTGTTGAACTTGTTTCAAATTTAATTTAGCATTTCTTGAATTTTGCATGTTAATTTCATTATCGCAATATTCACATAAAAATAATGCCCACCTAACCATTATCCCATTTCTTTCCCTCTTTGTGTCTAATTTTTTAATCAATTTCATGGTTGTCCATATTGTCCTCTTTTATTGTATTATATTTAAAATATAGTAAGTTTTCTAATCACAATAAAATAAAAAATATTTTCATCTTCGTTGTATTCTTTATATCTATTTAACTTATTATATGCTTTTCTTCTAAACAAATAAGATTTTATATAATTATAAATATGTGATCTTTCAATATCGGTATTAATAGCTATGTCCTGATGTAATGAATAGTATGTTATTTTCATTTTTATTATTTTTATTTTCCTTTACTGTATTTTATTTCTGTTTTAATACTTTTAATTTTAGTTTCATATATTATTATTTTAGATTGTTTTTTATGGTATTGATTTAAAAAATTATTCAATCCATATTCTTCTAAGTCTGTTTCTGGTATTATTTCAATATTACCGTTTACTGGAAATATAAGTTTCATTTGACTAATACTCCGTTTTTTTCTCTTTTTGCATTTAATGCATTAATCAATTTCACGTTATAGCTCCATCTAATCTTTTAATATACTTTTTTTTAAAGTCTTGGCTATGGTTTTAATGAAATTAGATAAATTTTTATTTATATCGTAATTTTTAAATCTAAATTCAATTGGGTTAATATTGTATCCAACAGAATGGTACTCTTTTTTATATTTAATGCAAAACAAGAGAGACAATGCCCCAAATTCGTTTACGCTAATACTCACATGTGCCTTAGCATCTAAGCCCAATTCCAAACTGCACTTCTCGTTGATTTGTTCTATTAATTGACGAATTTCTATAAAATTATTATTGGTTACTATATTCATCTTACTACCCTCTCGTAAACGTTATATCTCTGTTCGGGGTCAAAGCACTCGAAGTCTTTAAAATATAAACCTTTACTCCCGAAATCCTCTAAAATACGCTCTAAAATGGTTTTTAGATTATTCTTATAATATTTTTTATTCGGGTTTTTAGTTCTATAAACATATCCTTTAGTTTTACATTTTTTAACTGCCTCGCCTAAACGCATTTTTACTATTCTCCTTTTCCCATGATTCGTTTATCTTTTTGTAATTATAGAGATTACACATGGACCTATTATTTCTTTATCGTCAATTGTAGCAGTTATTTCGTTACTATTATTATCTACAGCATTTTGACATTTTTCATATTCAGGTGTCTCTTCAGACCGTGCGCACTCAGGTATTTCCTTACCGGCAACTATTATTTTAACCTTATCCGGGTTATAATCTTCTATTCTTGTTAAATCATTTGTTAAAAATTTTCTCCAACATTCTTTACATGTACTACTGTCATTTGCACAATAATTATCATATTTTTTATATAATTTTCCATCATTTGTGATTATATCTCTTACACATAATTTTAACCAACCCTCGAATATTTTAAATAGTTTTTCATTTAATACTATTCGCCCCGGCATTTTCGCTCCCTGTTAATGAATATTTTTCATAAATTTAATAGCTACATATATATGTCTGCAAATATTGTACCATAAAAGATCACGGAAAGTGTTGCTCTCGGCTGATATTTTGTTATAATTATTATGACTAAATCATAATTTATATGACGTAGTTGTTTTTTTATTTAAAATATAGTATCATAATATTAATCATTATTCTCCGTAGCTTTACTTTTAGTAAAAGGGGTCGATTACCTACCTTATTATTGATCCCTATTACTAAAATTGATTTATGAAAATTTTAATGTTATATTTTTAATATAATATCGGATTAATAATTCAGCTTAGTAGAACAGGTAATCCGGATCATAAAACGAAAAGTTCAAATCCTTCTCGACCCCGATATTAACTAGAATAATGATTAAAAGTTAAATACATGGTATAAAATATGCAATTCCAATAATACAGTTACGATGAATGTAATAATTGATTTTGAAACGACGCAAGTTGATAATAATGGCATCAGGTTACATATAGGCATCCTATTATCTGAAATTAAAGAAATAAAACAAATTCCTAATTCTAATACATGTAAAATAAATAATTATGAGATTAATTTGAGTTTTAATAAAGCTATTTGTTTTATTAATTCACTATATGAAAAAGTAAGGTAAAAAAATAAAGGAGAATAGATTATGAAAATAAAGAAAAAATTAAAGGTAGTAAAAGGAAGTAATGATAAAAAAAAAGAGAATAATACCATAGTTAAGGAAATGAAAAAAGTATATATTGAACTTACTAAAACTGATATTTATTTTTTTGCAGTAGAAATTCCAGCTAAAGAAAATATAAATAAAGAAAATGCTGCCGCTATAATGACTGCATGGAACGTTATAAATAAAAAATTAATAGATATTGAAGCGGTGAGAATAGGTGATGGGTTTCAAACAAAAATATTAAAAAAAGAATTAGTAAAACAAGAGGGAAAAAAGGAATAGTTTAATGTCTGAAAACAAAAATGTTGTTAATAAATTTAATCATGATGTGGATGAGATTATCAACAGAGAGACGATAGAAGATGAATACATTGAAGGGATAGCATTTTCTTTATTTTGTATGCATTATTATAATTATGATTTTATGCCTGGAAATGATGATTATTTAATAGATTTAAAAATAAAAGAATTAAAGGATTTGTGGAAATTAGGTAAATTGAAAAATAAATTACAATTTTTCTTCAATTTAGCGGAGAAATTTTATGAAATAAATTTCAATAAATAATTTTAATAATTCAGATGGGGAAATAATAATGAGTAAAGAAATAAAAAATAATGAATTTGAAGTTTTTTGGCAATGTCCAAAATGTAAATGTTCTAATAGAACTATTACTAATAATATTTTACTTAATTTGAGTAAATTTAAATGTAAAGAGTGTAATAAAATATATGCATTACGAAAAAATATTACTCAAGTATTATGTGAACCAGTAAGTATTAGTATATAGACTATATGCTTAAACAAATAGATTCATTAAAGCTTACCACGGCACAGGAAGTAGAATTATCAACATATATGACTATGTTATATAAAATATGTCATATATTTACCCGCAAGGGAACTTCAGTATATCTATTAGATTACGATGATTTAGTACAGCAAACTTCAATAAAATTGATTAAAGCAATAAAATCAGAGCTTTGTCGGGATAGTAAAACTAAAGTAAACTATTATAAAAAAGTAATATATAATGGTTGTTTAACAGAATTAAAAAAAGTTAGACGTAAAAATAGTATAATAATAAGTGTTGATGATTCTGATTTTAAAAATACATTAATATATAATAGTTTAATTTTAGAATCATTAGCTAATACTGAATACGTTAATGTATTATTATCATATATCGAAAGTAATTATTGTAAAAAAATATTAATGTACTATTATGGTATAAATACATGTTCAAAAAATAGTGTAGAAATAGGATTAATATTAAAAAAATCAGAAAATGCGATAAGAATAGCAAAATCTTATACAATTAAAAAATTAAGAAAAAAAATAAAACATGCCTGTAAAAAAGTATAATAAGGAAACAAATACTTTCTATATTGTAAAACCTAAATTAGTTCATATCGGGAATATAAAAAGTAAAAAAAATAATAATATTAAAAAAATAACTCAAAATGATAAATATAAAATTGTCGATTTTGTAAATAAAGTAGAGTATTTTGGAACTGAATTTGGAGCCAAAACTATACTTTCATTGTCTGATTATGATATATTTAAAATAAGAGATGACATTAAATCAGATGAAAGTATAGTAAATCAAATGAATATTAAAAAAGAAAAATTTAAAAAAACAAATTCTATAGATCTAATAAAAAAACAATTAGGTCTTAAATAATGACTGATCAACAATTTGCAGCATTAGCAAAAAATAATTTATACGCTTTTCCTAAATTTGCCTCTAATCTACAGTGTCCAAAACATTTAAAATTCATATCTGATAAAATACAAGCTAAATTAGAAATTAAAAGTGATATGTTTAAATTGCTTATGATTTCAATTCCTCCGAGACATGGAAAATCGCTTTTGATATCTAAACATGCTGTGCCTTGGTATCTTGGTAATAACCCAACAAAAAGAGTAATATTAACATCTTATTCTTCGGACTTATCAGACGACAATAGCGATTATGCTAAGGATATTTTTGCTAAATGGGGACCAATTTTATGGAATGCGCATCCTTCTAAATCTCTATTTAATCGGAACAAATGGAATACATCGAAAGGAGGAGGATGTTTATCTGCCGGTATAGGAGGTGGTATTGTTGGTTTTGGTGCTGATTTATTTATAATAGATGATTATTTTAAAGGCCCAGAAGAATCAGAATCGGCTTCAGGCAGAGATAAATTATGGGAAAGATGGCAAGCAATTATAGGTACAAGATTACACCCAGGATGTCTTGTTATTATATTGGCGTGTATGACTGGTGACACCAAAGTTTCAATGTCAAATGGTTCATGGAAGTATTTAGAAGATATTGAAATTGGTGACGAGGTTTTGGCTTATAAGTCAAATAAGATAGTAAAGAGAAAAATTCTTAATTGGGTGAAGTACGAAAAAGATGAAATATATGAAATAAAAACTGGAAATAATACTGTAAAAGCAAATGCTAAACATCCGTTTTTAGTAGAACTTGATTCTGGCGAAAGGGTATGGAAAAAGGTTAGGGAATTACTTGCTGGCGATAAACTAATATCAGCATCTGAAAACAATAATTTTAATAATAGTAAAATTAATTATTCGGAAGCTTGGTTACTTGGTTTTATGTTCGGGGATGGATGGATAACAGTTAGAAACAGTATAAATTATAATAAAAAAACTAAAAGAGAATATAAAAGAACTTCTAATGTAACTTGTGTCGCTATTAAAAAGAATAAATATAAAGATCTTCTTATCAAACAATTGTTTAAAAAGTTATTTAATACGAATTTAAAAGATACTGGATATGGTTATCATAGAACTGAAATTCAGAATACTGGAAGATGGTTTTTGGAACATGGGTTGATTGGAAATTCTCATACGAAAAGATTGCCTAACTTTATTTTTGAAGAATGTTTAGAAAATAGATTATCATTTATAAACGGCTTTTGCAATGCTGATGGCTGGGATGTAAGAAGAGGCAAATACGAAGGTCGCGGAATTAAGTTATGCAACGAATTATTATTAGAAGATTTAAGGCATCTAGTGAGATCATGTGGATATAAGCCAACGAACGTTTATAAGAGAACCCAGAGAAATAAACCGCCGCATAGTAAAGCGATTAAAGAGAGTAAGTCTTATGAATTCCATTTCTCTAATAAAAGA